GGAGCAGGAGCTATTCTATTTAAGAGCAGAAGCAAGGAGGGCTGAACATGAGGGAGATTAAGTATGCCAACTAGACTTAGAGACATTGAATACTCTTGCAACCGTTGCGACAAGTCATTCATTACACGAGACAACACCAGGATCTTTTGTGATGAGTGCCTAAAGAAGAAAAGAGAGAGAAAACCAAAAGTTGTGGTTGCACGTAAACCTGGATTGTTTACCAAGAGTAAAACGTCTGAATGTAAGGATTGTGGAGCTAAGATAGGTTTTATGCGAGATTGGTGCGTAACATGTGCAAGGAAAAGGTATGCGTTTACGATTGATGGAAATTAAAGAAAGGAAAATATGAAAATAAAAACTTTTGGAGAGGTAGACCAAAGAGCATACGAACAACTTGTTCGTTGTGCAGAAAAGGGGAATGCTGATTATGCGGTATTATGTGCAGATCATCATGTTGGCTATTCACAACCTATTGGTGGAGCGATAGCCTATGAGGGTTTTGTTTCTCCTTCTGGGGTTGGGTATGACATTGGATGTGGAAACAAAGCAGTCAAGACTAACCTAAAAGCAAAAGATATAGATGTTTCTAAAACTATGGATGAGATTTTTCGACGCATTAGTTTTGGTGTGGGAAGAGAAAATGATGAAAAAGTAGATCACGCGGTTTTAGATGAGATAAGTAATGCCTCTGTTGTTTACCAGAAACAAATGATAGATAAGGCATCTAATCAATTGGGAACGGTTGGATCTGGAAACCATTATGTAGATTTATTCGAGGATGAAGAAGGATGGTTGTGGGTCGGTGTTCACTTTGGATCAAGAGGATTTGGACACGCCACTGCTTCTGGTTTTTTAGCACTTTCACAAGGTAAAAAATGGGGAGAAAAGGCTTCAGAGGGTGAAATGGATGCACCACCAACCCTGTTTGAAGTTGGATCTGAGCTAGGAAACATGTATATCGAAGCAATGACTCTGGCGGGAAAATATGCCTATGCGGGAAGGGATGTAGTTGTAAATAAGGTATTAGAGATCCTAGGGGCACAGTCTGTTGAAGAGATACACAACCATCACAACTTTGCATGGAAAGAGACACATTTTAATAAGGATTATTGGGTTGTGCGTAAGGGTTGCACACCAGCGTTACCAGGTCAAAAAGGATTTGTTGGAGCAACAATGGGCGGGGTATCAGTTATATTAGAGGGAGTGGAAAGCCAAGACTCTAAGGATTCTCTTTACTCAACTGTTCATGGGGCAGGCAGAGTGATGAGTAGAACGCAAGCTGCTGGAAAAACAAAATGGATAAAAGGTGAAGATGGGCGTAAGAGACCTCAGATTGTATCCAAAGGTTTGATTGATTGGGAAGCAACAATTGCAGATATGAAATCCAAAGGAATTGAACTGAGGGGAGCTGGAGCAGATGAAGCCCCAGGAGCATATAAGAAACTTGATGAAGTGTTGGGATACCATAAAGACACTATTAAGATTCTTCACAGACTGCGACCCATCGGGGTAGCAATGGCAGGAAAAGACGTATTTGATCCTTACAAGGATTAGATTAAAGAGATTAATAAAAAATAAAGGATAAAATATATGAATTTTTTACAAGCGTTAGAGCAAACAGCAAACACTGCGTATACGGAAAATGGAGCTTTAAGCAACTCAAGTACTCTGGATTCTGTTTTGGACTTTTTCTCTAGAGCTGGAGCAATGAGAGAAAACAAAGAAAATGCTGTACTTCTTTTTGAAAAAGCATTTATACAAGACCCTTCAATGGCTATTAAAGCATTGTTCTATATGAGAGACATTAGGGGTGGACAGGGAGAAAGAGATCTTTTTAGAGCGTGTGTAAAAGTTCTTCCTAATGAAATTCAAAAGAAAATCATCACTTATGTTCCTGAATATGGTCGATGGGATGATCTTTTTTCTTTTACCTGTGAAATATCAAGCTTCGTTAAAAACCAACTAGAAAAAGATGAGCAAGACATGAAAGATAGTAAAAAAATATCTCTCTTAGCAAAGTGGCTTCCTTCTGAAAATACGTCTTCCAAAGAAACTCAGGAGCAGGCTAAAAAGTTACAAAAAGATTTAGGTCTAAAACCAAAAGAATATAGGAAAAGAATAGTTGCCCTTAGAAAGTATATTGGGATTCTCGAAAACAAGATGTCTTCAAAACTATGGCAAGACGTTGATTACGAGAAAATACCATCTCAGGCACACAGAAAACACACCAAGGCTTTTAAGAGAAACGATGAAAACCGATATGGAAAATACCTTGAGGCAGTTGAAAAGGGAGAAAAAAAGATAAAAACATCGACTCTTTATACTTATGAGGTGTTTGATCTTTTAGAATCTGGTGAAACAGAAGTAGCTAATCTTATGTGGGAAAACCTGCCAGACTTTACGAGAGGGGTCAATGCTCTTGTGGTAGCAGACGTGTCAGGATCAATGAGTGGAAGACCTTTAAGCATTTCGGTATCTTTAGCATTGTACTTTGCTGAAAGAAATAAAGGTATGTTTCAAAACCATTTTATTACGTTTAGCGAGTCCCCCAAGCTGGTAAGAATACTAGGAGAAAGTTTGCAAAATAGGACTAATTTTATTGAAAATGCAGACTGGGGACAAAATACAGACATTGAAAAAGTCTTTAAGGTAATCTTAGATGCTGCCATTTTAGGGGAAGCAAAAAAAGAAGAACTTCCTTCTGTTCTGTATATTATCTCCGATATGGAATTTGACTCATGTGTAACTGGATCACAAACAAATTACCAAAATGCAAAAAAAATGTTTGAGGATGCTGGATATGTTTTACCTCATGTGGTTTTCTGGAACGTGAGTAGTAGAAACGACCAATCACCAGCTACAAAGTATGATGATCGAGTTACATTAATATCTGGGAGTTCTCAGTCAACATTTCGATATGCTGTAGAAGGAAAAAGCCCACTTGAGTTAATGCAAGAGGTCCTTCATTCAGACAGATATAGCCAGATTGAAATATAAAATTAACTGATGTATAATTTGTGTAGACAGTAACAGCAACACAAACCTTTCTATGGACAACAATTCTGTCTAGGCGCAATTTACCCTTTTATTTCTCCATAGCTTTGAAATACGCCTGAGCAAATACTGTCTGATCCCCCATAATCGCTACACCTGCTAAGGCTAGTAACCTGTTTACTTGTTCGCTGTAGTCCCAATCAACCCATCCTTTTTCGTGTCGTTTAGAATGACAGTTAGGACAGAGACATTGACAGTTTTCTAGGGATCGTAAGAGACTTGCGCCTATGTTTGGGTACTTTAATGCCGCAACGTAGAGCGGGAGGATGTGGTGAATCTCTAAATAGGTATTTTTTCCACAGTCTTCACAATTGAAGTGAGCGCGTTCACGGGCTAATTGTTTCGTCTCAGGGGTAAAGTTGGCTTCTTTATCCCTGGCCATGTCTAGTTTCCTTTATCCTTGAAGTAGGCTTCATCCCCGCCAATGTCAGCCCAATACTGTTTGAGAAACGCTACTTTTTCAAAGTAATCCCCTTCTTGCAGATGCTCCATTGCATACTTCACCTCGTTACGCATCATCTTCATAATTGCTTGACCGAGAAGTTCAAACCCTTCTTTATTGGCAATAGTTAAAAGAACAATGAGAACATCAGCGAGTTCACGTTCTAAAGCTAGGTTTCTTTCAGGTGATTCAGGTTTGACCGCTTCTTCTTGTGCTTCAGTAGCCTCATGCTTCAATTCCTCTAATTTCTTCCAAGTGTTTGCAGTCCCTAAATCGAATACTGGTCGTGAAGCATTAAACCCTCGGATGTGTTCGCGGAGTTGTTCAAAAGGGTGCATAGACGTTTAGAGAAGGTTTTTCCGTAGCTCAGAGTTCTTGTAAAACAATTTGAATGATGCTTCACAGAGTGCGTACACAGAAAGGATTGAAAGACTTACTCCTTCAATTCCTCCGTTTTTCCCCCCTGCAAGCCAGAGAAGTCCCCCAACAAGGGCGCAGATCAGGAAGGCAACAATAAACTTCAACTTGTCATCTGTTATTTTCTGTACAGCAAAGTCAATAAACATGGGTAAGAAAAGACCCACGAGTGATAGTGTTTGATTCATTTAGTCCCCCTTTTCTTCATAGTTTTCTTGGTCGAGTGAGCTAATTTCTTGGGCGAGTTTGAGGAGACTTTCTTCGTCATGGTCATCTTTGGGGACAAGAAGGATTGGTTTTGTTTCTTTATTTGAATAGAATCCGAGAAGACCGATAGCGACAAATATTTCGCCCAAAGTCGTTTCACCAAATTGCTTAAGCTCATAACCACTCTCTTTCTTTATAAAGATACTAAAGGTCGCTTGTGCAACGTCTCCAGTACCTAGTTCGATCACTTCTTTTTCCCCAATAGTTTTAAGATCTTCTGTACTAGGGAAAACACTTCATCAGGCTTGTGAATGGTTGCTTGTGCCTGTAAGTCAGCAACCTGCTTTTCTAAGCGTTCTACTGCAGTTTTTAGTGAAAGAATCTGCGCTTGAGCGTTGGAAAGATCGCCTACGTACTTGTTCTTGGCTTCGTCAAATGCCTTTTGAACACTGGTATACTTATCCTCTAAGCTAGAGGCATAGCTAAGCCTCTCAGTGAGTCCCTTTTCGTCTTTCGTGTATTCTGTGGGTAATTGGGCGCTAATCCTGTCCCAAAATCCCTTTTCCTGCGCTCCTAAGTTCTCTATCACGTCATTCTTTGTGCCAATCTCCTGTCTAAGGGATGAAACTTCAGCGCGTGCCTCAGTGAGGAATCTGTTTTGCTCGTCGATGTAGGAAACTAAATCAGTAAGTGATCCTTTGCCGTACTTTTGTAAGGGTTCGGGTACTTCGGGAATGACGGAGGGGATATTTCCAGGCGGTTTACCGATTAAATCAATGGATGCGTAGCCTGTGGTGATGGAGTAGTAGGAGGTGTCTTTTTCCGTGGAAGTCCAAGGGTCTATCATTCGTTGTTCGCCCTTATACACGACCCAGTGATGGTCGTTTGGAGAGATAATTCTTCCGTCAAAATCTACTTCTACAAGACAGAAGCCGTTTTTATCAATGGCTTTTTTAACTGCATCGTTGTCGTAAGTAGTTCCGCGCCAGGTAAACTTGAGCCAAGGGATTGCTTCTTGAATCTTTGTCCAGATGACTAATGCGCCTTTAAAACCATTGACTGCGAGAAGTCTACGGTTGACCTCATCAGGGGTAAGCCCTGCAACCATTGCCAGTGCCGTTAGGGTACACCCATAACCACCAATTGTGAGAGAAGAATTACCTAAGAGAAGGGAAGCCCAACGTGGATCACGCTGAGAGAGTGGTTTAAGCACAAGTGCCATTATATACCTACCTTTCAACTGTAAAATCGTTACTATTCCATACGTAATAGATGATCTGGTGAAGGGGGTGTACGTTGTACTCTAGCTCTACTCTAAAATGGTACTTCCCAGGCATGATTGAGAGAGGAATGGTTTTACTTGTATAAGTAGTTTGTTGACCTGTAGGCCTTGCTTGTCCTGGGGTGTTTAATTCATAAACTACACCATCAACAATTGACCACTTAGTCTTGGGAGTTACATTCATGTGTTTATTAAACTTTAACTCTATAATGGCTTCCTCGCCCCTCTTGTACAATGTTTTTTCAGTCTTGAAGGACTTAAGTGTTGCGGGATTAAAGGGGTAAAGCATGAAGTACAAAAGAACACCAATAAATAGGGCAAAAAGGAAAACCGTCATTTTTTCAAGGGAAGGGAGTTTCATTTTTTAATTCCTAGCAGGGCAAGCATGCCCAATACAAGTACTCCAAATACTATTTTTATCAACCAATCCCAGAGGCCTTCAAACTTTTCTACTCTTTTGTTTATGCCGTCGGTAAGATAAAGCGGGGTGAAGTCAGTCTTTACGTTCTTATAAAAAGAAAATGTTTCTTGTTTTAGTTCGTCAATAAGGTGCGTTATCTCCGCTTGTTTTCTAGAACATTCTCTTTGATTTTCCACAAGCTCGGTTTGTTTCTCGTAAACTTCGGAAACCTTTTTCTCTATAGACTGGATTCTTAGTAAAAGAGTTCTTTCGGTCATTTTATTGGTATCCCTATGTTTTTAGAGATCTGCTCTTTTGTAATTTTTCCCTCTTTGAAGGCGACAACCATATTTTGAAGGTCTTTAATCTTGAACTTGTCTGTTTTAGAGGCTTTAATAAGAGCAAGCTCAACTGGAGTATATCGAGCCCATTCGGCCGTAGTAACAAGCTTCTTGTTTTTCATGCTTCCAAGGATGTCTTCTCCGCCAAGCTCAATTGGAATGGTATGATCTAACTTCCAAGTCGTGTTTTTCTTCCCATCTTTAGCCTTAAGATTCTGGGAGTCTGCTTTTGGAGCTCGTTTAACAATAATCATTCCATTACGAACCCTTTCTATGGTTTGACCCGTGAATATTCTGTTGAATGCCGTCTCTGGGTCAGTTCCCATTGCTTGAGCGACCAAAGAAACTCTTTCAATAAACGTCTTTTCGTCCATCGAAACATCTTCTTTGAAGTATTCTGATTTAATGTTTGGAGGGATAGAACTCGATACTCCAAAGCCTAATCCATCTAGGATAAGAGAGCCTAGTGGGAAAGAAGCGTTCGGGTCTTTCATCAGTTGCATGAAGTTTTGTATAGAAAGAGGGGTGGTTGCTCCTTCCAATATATTAAGTGGGGTTGGCTTTTGACCTTGGAAGTTTTGACCTTTCAACACGTCTCTAAATATTCCTGCTACTGGGGATAGTTTTCCTTCTAGGAATGATTCTAGAACGTCTAGTGGGGTTTGTTGGCCAAACTTACCACCAAGAAGATTCTTGTATTCTCCGCTACTCGATCGTGTCCACACTCCCAATTCTCCATTGTGAAGAGTCGGGACAAGTCTTGAGGCAAGAGTAACTAGTCCTGCCATTCCCCCAGTAATATCAACCCACTTTCCGAATATCTTTACTTTGCCGAAATTGCTACTTCTAGAGTCAAGTTCCACATTGTCTGGAGAAATTGCTTTTGTAAGTCCCAAGATAATTGCCAGAGATACGACAATATTAAGTGTACTTTTCGCTGATTCTTTTCGAGCGAATGGACTTGACATGACTTTTGCGTCAGCTCCTATGCCAAGAATTCCTCTATGAGCAGTTAAAGTGTCAAAGTTAGACTTGAGAAATTTAATAGAGAAGAAGTAGTTGTTTATAGCTTTAGACGCGCCCTCAAAAGTTCCTATATTGCCTCTTCCCGTAAGAGAGCTTACTAGACGGCCAATTGGTTCAGCCTCTTCTTTATTCAAAGTATTCACCCCGTTCTTTTCGGCCATTTTAATAAGTCGGTCTGCTAAATCAGCTCTTAAGCGAAGTGCTCCGCCCTTGTATGCGGACTCAGAAGCCTTGAACAGTCTTCCAAGTACAGGAATTCTTTCAGGAAAAGAAGAAGGAAACGCTTCTTCAGTCAAAACATCGAGCCCGTATTTCCCCGCTCTATACTTTCCATTAAGTCCGTTTGGTCTTGAGTAGATGTCGGCCTTTACAAGAGCTAAGGCATCTTTTCCAACAAGTTCTCTAGTAATGTCTGTCCACGACTTGAGGAAGTTCTTAGCCCAGATAGTAGAAGTTCTAATATCATAAAGTGTTTTTATCCCTTGTCTTCCCCATAGTGAGTTGTCAAGAGAGGCAAGAAGAGACTTCATTACTCCAGGAGCTTCCGAAACAATTGCTCCAATCTTTTTCATTGGAGTCTCTCGGAATGAGATAGACTTTGCCTGCAACTTTAATTCGTTTACATAGTTTTCTAGGTTTACTTGAGCAAGTCCATACGCCAAGCGGTCTTCTTCTGTAGGGAAAGTAAAGTCTTCTTTAACTTTAGCCCTTTTTTCTTGCATGTCTTTTGTTAGGTCAACAATCTTTTGAACATCTTCTTGAGATACTTCTAGATTAAGTCTTGAGGAAACCAGGTCTTGTTTGAATACTTCCCCCTCTTTTGGAGAAAGAACTTCGGTAACTCGCTCAATTTTAGCCAACATGTCTTGGCGTACTTTTGGAGTAATGCCGACAACCTGTTTCGCCCAGGCAATCATTCCAGCCTTTTGGTTCTTAAGAAGTAGTTTTGATTCGAATAAAGAGTTCACTTGTTTCGCGTTTTCTTCGCCTACGAACTGAGCCAAGAAGTCTCTTCGAGCAATACTTTCCATGCCAGCAAGTTTAATAGGGTCAATACTCCCATCGATGAGACCCTTCTTCATTTTTTCTACTTCTCTTTTCATCAAGCAAAATGTGGGCATATATTCCTTAGCATTTGATTGAGTCTACGAATGCAGACCAATCCCATTTATCTGGTGTTTTTATACTCTTGTCTATTTTTGCTCGTTCTTTTTTAACAACTTCTTTTACGGGTTTGCCGTATTTCTTTTTGAACGCATCCTCTTTCACTTTGATTATTTCTTTAATCACTGTAACAGGTGAATTTGGGTTTAGTTCGGTTAGGATAGATAGTTCTTGACCGAAACGGGTGGATTCTAGAGATGCAAGTTTGCGGGCAAGCTCTACGTTGTCTGAAGCCAGTGCGTCCATAGCAATATAGATAGAGTTCTTCAAGATACCTTTTGGAGGCTCAATATCTCCCTTGAGAACCTTCATCGCGTCCTCTGGGTTGTTTTTCACATACTCTATTGCTATAGTCTTTTGTTCGGCTTTGTTCATCTGATTGAAGGTGGAGAGTCCAAGAGCGTCTATCTGTTCTTGTGTAGCTTTATCTAGAACTCCCTTCATTCTTGCCTCAAGTTTGCTTGTTTTTACGTCGCCTTGAGACTTGATTGGTAGTTGCTCTCGAGGAACTGAAACAACTTTCGGTTTTACTTCGGAAACGGTTGGGGCTGGCACTACTTCTTTAGGAGCAGGATTTGCTTCTGCTTGTTTTTCAAGATTTAGAGCTGTTCTCTCGGCACGAGCTTTGTTTGCTTCGTACTCTTGCAAGCCTTTTCGTTTAAGCTCTTGTATTTTGCTAGAGAAGTTTGTTTTAGCCGTACTAGCTTTTGTATTTACTTTATCTTTTAGGTATGAGTCGAGAGCTTCTATTGCCTGGGTATAGTTTCTTTCCAGTCTTCCGAGTCTTCCGTTTTTTTCTGCGACATAATAACCATTTGGCTCTTTATTGATAAGAAATGTTCTACCATCCAATGTGCCGACCAGATTGTCTCCGTTTTTAGTCCATTTTATGTCATTACTTGTTTTTGATTTACTATCACTCAATACGGTGTCTTCAGTCTGTTTCAACTCAGGGGCAAAATCCGATGCTTCTTTTGAGACAGATTGTCCCTTTATGTTTTGGAACTGCGACTTTGAGATAAGATAGGTCTGTCCGTCTTGCAAAAGAACTTTATTGCCCTTCATTTCGTACGGAGTAAGTACTTCTCCATCGGGAATCTTTGTTTTATTTCCATGCACGTCAGTTACAGGAACTTCTCTGCTTAATTTAATATCAGGATGAGTTTTCATAATATCGTCAGCAGTAAGACCTTTTGTCCCACGCAAGATATTTGCCGTTTCTTTTGACATGTCTGGCACAGCTTGCTGTAACTCTTTGCTGTCTTTAGATATAGATGAGTTGTTTGTGTTGGCAATATTTGCCGTTGTTTTTGTATCAACCTTTGGAGTGTCTACTATAGTAATAGGAATATCCTTTATTCCAAGCTCTTGGAACGCCTGAAAACGGTGTTTGCCGTCTTCAATGCCGTATTTATCGCCCTCTCGAATGACCTTGACTGGTTCTATAGTTTTTCCAGCCTGAATGTCGGCTTTATATTGCTCAACAGTCTTTAGGTCTGGTGCTCCCTCGTGAGAGATGAGTGTGTCTGATTTTGCGGTAAGTTGTGTATCAATTGGCTTTACTTCTGTTTTTGGTTTCTCTCCAGAAGTGAGTTGTAATGGTTTTTCTGGGACTGGTTTGAATCCTACCGCTTCAAGAGGTTTATTTCCCATCTTTCGCTGAAGAAATTCGTAGGCTTGAGCGAACTTTGAGTCAATTACTCCAGCCTTCTTCAAAACAGTATACGCATCGTTTAATTTAACCCGCATTGCCATATTTTCAGGGTTTGGGTTTCCTGTGAAGGTATCTGGAAGCTGTTTTAGTTTCTCTTTCCACACTTTAGACACTTCTTGCAATGAAGCTCCAGGTTTTACGCCAAGGTCTCTGCTCGCCATATTAAGCTCTTCAGAGGTCATCGCGACATTTCTAAGACCTTTTCTTGCAAAAGGAGTAGCAATCATGGTAGCTAAAAAGACAATATTAATTGCTTTGGCTGTTTCTACGTTATCAGTAAGAACTTCACCGAATCCTGGGGAATTATTCAATCCCGCCAGAGGGGTTTCCATAAGCTGTTTATTGTCTATTTTCCCTTCAAGGTAATGTCTGATTCCTTGTAAAGCTCCCATACCGACGTTGACAAGTGGTGAAAGAGGTTCTGCTCTCCAAGCTAGACCAAGCATTTCCATTCCATACGATTTAATGTTGTCTACATACTCTTGAGGTTTAACTGGGTCTCCAATGGATGCTCTATAGATAAGATACGGGGCAGTTAGTTTTCCAGCGCCATCAATTGCTCGAACGGCAGAAACTAGAGTATCTTTTACATACTGTCTCTCTGCTTGACCGTATTTATCAGCCGACGTTATTTGAAACAGTTCTCTTGCGGGGTAGTTTGGAAGGTTTTTTATTCTATCCTTCATCCCCTGAGCCCCTCCAGCGACATATTTGTCTGCTAATTGGTTTGCAGTGTTTCTCACTGGCTCTGGAATTAAGACTTTTGCTATATCTTTTGGAGTAACTGGCTGTATGTTTGCAGAAGTGAGCTTTTTCTCAACCGTCTGTGAAACAAGTGAAAGCAAACTAGTAGCCTTTTGAAACAAGTTTTGTGGTGCTTGTTGAGTGGGCTGAGGTTCTATTGTCGGTTGTACTTGAGGTTGGTCGTATGGTGTTTGTTGGGCTGGTTGACCTTTTCTTGAGGCAACAGAACTTAACCAATCTCCTGAACTTGTGGCGTTCTGTTGAGGAGAGGCTTGCTTAGTATTCCCGAGGGTTTGTTGAAGCCAGTCAGCCATAGCCTACCTGTCTTTCAGATCGAAACCGTAATATTCTTTGAAGTCTCCCCTATTTGGGTCAGTGTATTGTGAGAAGTTTTTAATAAAGTCAGACTTTGAACCACCTCTTGAGATCCAAGAAGACATTGCACCATCCCAATCAGATTTTCCGATATGTCCATAGGAATTCTTAATGCCATCTAGGGCTGTAATGAACTGAGCCTGGATTCCTGCGGTCTTTTCTTTTGCAGTTTCTGTAGTAGCTTTTTTACTCTGGTCAATTTGGCCTAGTGAGGTCTGTTTGACAATAGCTCCAGTGTTTTCGTCAATAATTACGGCACTTACATTTCCGTTGTTATCAGTGAAGGTCTTCAGAGAAGTTTTCACGTTCTTGGCTTTACTGGCATTGATAGCTCCCTGAATCATTGAGGAACTAATTCCAGTTGACCTTGTGATATTGGCAATATCTTCTCCAGAGGCGTTGTTCAGTGCTCCCATACTAAGTAAAGTATTGAACTGCGAAAGAGCGTTCTGGGCTTGCTGTGAGTTTATGTCAAATTGCTTCAATTGAAGGTTCATCTGTGTCTCTACGTCGGCCTTCCTCATCGCAATGTCATTCTTTAAATTTGCTGTTCTGTCGTTAAAAAGAGTCGTTAGTTTGGCTTCTCTACCAACTCGAGAGGCTTCAGATAAGAATGGGTTGTCGTTTATTTTGGCTTTTGCTTCAATGAATGCTTTCTCTTGATCGGAGTATGTTTTCTGTAAGTCGCTAATCCCAGAAGAAGAATATAGGGTGCTGTAAAGGTCTGGAAGGTTTATGGCTGGGGTTTGGACTGAAGAATATCCTCCAGTCATACTAGATCCCGTAGATTGTGTAGGGGTGCTTACTAGACCCTGATTTGGAGTAGAGTAGGTTTGCGCTGGAGTAGTTGGATTTGCTGAGGCTTGAGCTCGTTGAGCCTCGATATACGCCACGTTATTTGGGTTTGTTTGTGCAATAACGGCATTATCTACGTTTTGTCCAGCTCCCTGTTGATTTGAGGCTGGATGGATTTGTCCTGGTTCGGAAAGAGTTCCTCCCCAATACTGTCTTCCGTTGTACCAACCGCCCTGTTGAAAGCCAGTTGTCGGAGCTTTTATCTTGAGTGATTCGGGAGTGTATGTAGCCATTTAGAAATTTCCTATAGTTGTGGATTTACTTGAAGTATTAGCAAAATAGTCAGGAACGTAGAAGAAGGGTTGGTTCTTCTGGAACTTTGACTGCTCTTGTTGAATTTTACTCCAAGCAATAGTAACAATCTCTTTTGCCTCTTGAGAGATAAGCATTCCAACTTTTTGATTGCTTGCTTTCTTTCGTAGGATTGCAGACGCTTCAAGAACAATTGCTTCGTTTATCTCTGGCATCTTGTAACTGAATATCGTTGTATCTGAAGCGGAACTGAGTGTTGCGACGTTTTTTTGACCCCAGAGACTAATTCCGTTGGTAATAACAGAGGTAGGAGTCGGGGAAATAAAGTAACGGGTATATTGAACCGCCCATTTCTTTAGAGTGCTGTTTGCGTTATCAGCTTTCCAGTCAAGGTAATCATCAAAAGCAAGAGGGCTTCCGTCTGGTTCTTCACCATACATTTCACCATTTACCTCAACTCTCCACACAGAATCAGGACTCCAACCCTGTGGGATGTCGTAGTATTCTTTATTTATAACGGTTGAAGTCTTTTTTGCGTCCTCTAGTGCAGGCCAGCGGTACATTCTACTTATCTTTATATACGCCCTATTTAATGCACTATCTCTTGTTGCAAGAGGAAAGAGCGAGCTACTTGAGGAGATACTAAGGTCAGAAAGAAGAGATGTCTGAAGTTCAGAGAATATGTCCATGTCCTAAATTTTAAGACTCGAAACTATTCAGAGGCAATACTAGGCTTGTTCGTCTAAAAAGAGATAGTAATAACAGGTAACGGAACTGCCGACGTATATATTTAAGTTTGTAGAGTCTACTGAAAAAGAGCCGAAGACTCCATCTGCTCCAGAAGGGTCGGTTGAGCTAAATATGCGAGGAAGAGGGAAAGACTTTCCATTGTTTCTTGCAAAAACCAACGCTTTTGGCTTATATGAGAGTCCATGAGCAACTGTTGCTAAAACGTTTGCCGTACAAGCTATTGTACCTTCAGCTTTTACTTTTAGAAGGTCTTTTTTTGTCGTAAACCACAGCTGTTCTTCAGTTGCAGACTTAACATCAACATTTGGCATTGAGATTTTAATTCCATAGTCGTCTGTGGCTGGGAAGGTTGGCGCGCTTACTGTTGTAGGAGTGGGGAAGAAATTTGGTTCAGCAGAAACTCTCACCGTAAGAATCCCTTCAGAAAAGAAGACAACCTGATCGCTTCCAGTGGTAGTTCCATTATCGTCTATAGTAAATCCAATATGGTTTCCAGAAGACCATCCGCCTTGACCAATAACCTCTTCAACAATACTTTTTACATTGATTCCAGTAACGGTATTCGTTCCACTTATGTCATACGTCCCCGTTGCAGATGCAGTTGTAAGAGTCCTTCCAAAAGGAGAACTGCCGTTAAAATCAGAGGTATTTGTTTCTTTAATCCCACGAATGATAAATTTAATCTGGTTTGATCCTGTTCTTGAGGTGGGTATCATTGAAAGGTTTGCAAAGTTTAGTGTTTGACCCTGGCTAAGAGCTACTGAGGCAACTCTGTATCCTCCCTTGTTGCTTCTGTTTATTGGAGCGTCGTACCATCCGACTTTGGCATATCCATTTCCACCTCCCAGGCCGTTTGTTTCATTGTAGAGGTCGTAACTTGTTACGTTGTAGTAGTCGTATTCATTTGCCATTATGGATTCTCCATTCCTGCAAGGTTTTCCGTAAAGATATAAAGATGTATTGTTAGGGTTTCTGCGGGGAAAGAGTTTACAGCCCTAGTTACTTGATTTTGAAAGCTCCTTCTGTACCAATAAATTCTAACTCTAGTGGAGTCAGAAAACCCAGAGACGTTATTATTATACGCATTCGTATCATTTACATAAACATTCCTGGGTATCTGGAAAAGCTCGTTGGAAGAGTAGTTCGACCCTTCAGCATACGCAATGAAGAATGGGGCATATCCAAGGCCATGGGCAAAGTCTACATAAGAAGCACTTTCCACTTCGGTATCGACAAAACTTGCAAAAGTTTCTGGAAGAGTTATTGTTGAGGTCTGCTTGTTTTCTGCATAGTATTGCAGGGCTTTATACTTGCTACTGTATACCATTTGATATTCTGGGGAAGTAACATCATAGCCTGTTTTTGCAATCTTGAATCCTACATTGTTAGGAAGAGAGATTGTGCTATTCGTTGAAAATAGTTCAGAACGATCTACTAAGATGTAGTAACGAAGATATATGGTTGAATTTATGACATCGGTTGCGTCGGCATTGATAATAAGAGAGGTGCTCGTCGCGTACGCCTGTATTCTGTCGTGTTTCGTGTCCCCATAGACATACTGATTTACCGCTCCAAGTGGGAAAAAGGAGTCAGCGTAAGTTGTTGCAGAGAAAAGTGTCCATTGTGCTGTGCCTTTTCTGAAAACAAAGAATCCTGGGGCATATCCCAGGTCGTGCGGGATAGTAACGCTTCCAGTTCCACTTCCGTTTGTTGAAATTGTAGCGTTTCCCCACTTATAAATCTTTAGAGTAGAGTATTCGGAGTCGAAACGAAGTGATTTTGGAACTGTGGTGTTAACGTCATCACCTTTTTTAGAAACCTTGAGCCCATAGTTTCCCACTTAGAATCCCCCAACTTGAAATCCTATTAAGATTCTGTCTGTATTCCCATCATTTATAATGATTTGCTTGTTCTCCCCGTCAATAATAACGCTATTGTTCCCAACAATTACTTCACCAGAAATAAGTGTTCCTGTTTGAATAGTTCCTGCAAAGACGGCTGATCCTGTCGTTCCGTCAAGAACAAACGTCTCAATTCCAGCATCATTCTTCGCAACAACCCCGTTAGGGCTTATTTTTACCTCTCCAGATACCCCGTTTTCGTACTTTCCAACCTTTATTGCTCCAGAGTCAGCAAACTGGAACTCCCCAAGTATTTTCTTTGACTTTGTATTAAGGCTCGTGCTGAGTAATTCTGTGGAAATTCTTTTCTTCGGGACAGGGTTGTCTTTGATTGTTTGGGGGGATGAAATAGTAGTTGGAACAGAAGAAGCAACGCCCGTAGCAGAACTGCCGTCTGGAAGAGCTTCGTCCTGAATGACTGTTTGAGTATAAATCTTATCTTCCATAATGCCCCTAGTTAAAATAGGTAACTATTCGATGAACTTCTGGAGTAAGGTTTGCGCTTGGGACTAAAACAACTTTAGGCTCAAAGATGTCTCCTTTTGCCCCGATTTGAAAGACCGCTTTTGTTTCTCCTGTAGAACTGAATGAAGTACTATCGTCTGCCATCGTTGCCTGAGTGAATGATGTACTCTTATCTAGTTTGTACCAGAATTGGATTGAGCATCCTGCGGGAAGTGGCTCACAATAAATCTCTGCAATATTCCAAGAGGTAATTTCATCTACCGTTTTAATTGGAGAGCTGAATTCCAGCCCTTCATAGGTTGCGGTAGCTTTTGTCGTTGAATCAGATGCTTTTACTCCAAAATCACTTCCAGAGCGGTAACTTACAAGAATAGTCCCATCAACTGAGGTAATTGCCCCAAGTTCGGTCGCGTCAAACTGGTAATCAAGGTTCATTGTCATAGGATGATTCTTGTTCTTTCGTCCATAAGAATAGATTCCACCTTTTCCAGAATCAGCCCCATAGACTGCAAAAAGAGCCATATTACCTACCGTTTGCTTGTCAATCCATGAAAGTGCCGTATCTTCCCACTCAAAAAAGTTTACTTGGTCAACACTATTACACACTCCACCTGGGTTTACTTTTCCTCCACCAGGGAATGTTTTCACTGGCGTAGAGTCCAACATGTTTGCATAATAGAGTTCGCCACTGTTTCCAACCTGAGCTAGGGGGACTTCTGCATCAATTGCCCCGTTTATACCTTTATTTGGGTCTGAGGCTCGGTACGTTCCCACAACCGCTCTTCCAGAGCGCTCTACGAGTGTTTTAGCGATGTTTCCAGGGATAAGATTGAGGGCTTCGTTCGTGAAAGAGTCGTCGTACCCAACTAAAGCAAGATTCTCTCCGTTAGCAATGATTCCAGCACCGTTTATCTGTACCATTGTATGCCAGTCTTGAGAACTAAGATTAGTACTTACTGTTGAAACGTCATTCCAAGATAGGTTTCCTGGTAGTTCTTTTCGCTTAAGTTTCGTGTCCGTGCACCACTCTAAATACGTTTTTCCGCTATCGGAAGGTTTTTCTATAGCCCCTTTGATTGCACCATCTGGGTCTTTATATACTCGAGCCCAATATGCGTCAGAGTTTCTTCGATAAATTACTCCCGTACTTCCAAAACCGTATACATATCCGTCAGTTGCTTTCACAAAGAAACGTATAAGGTCTTCAAAGACCGTTGCAAGTCCTGCTGAGGGACTCGGAGAAGGACTTACTGAAGAAGAGATTGAAACAGAGGCTGATGGACTGGCGGAAGCGGAAGGAGACCGACTTGGACTGTCTGAAATTCCAGTAGAAGGGCTTGGGGAATGACTTGCGGAAGATGAGGGAGAGACTGATGCAGAAGGAGAGGCGGTTGCAGAAGCACTTGAGCTTGGAGATGAAGAAGACGACGGAGAAACCGAAGCGGAAGGAGACCTACTCGAGTGTAATCCTTCATCAACATACGCCTGTCCCGCACTAAGACTATCTGCCTTTTTACGAATATCTAGGTTTGTGCCAAATTTGAACGCACCGCGAATACCTCTGTTTTCGTAATCTGAAAGACCACCAGAAAATTCTTTTACCTGATATATTGGCATTTAACGAGTATATGAAATGAAACTATTTCCTAGCAAGTCTTTGTCTCATATTTATCAACATATGTTGGGGTAGTTGAAGTATAGGTGTCGGTATACGTTGGTGTTGTCTCAGTATAAACATCTGTGTAAACCGTAAGGAAACAGATCTCCACTAGGTCTACGGAGAGAGTTTTGCTTGATCCTCCCGTTGCTTGGTACACTCGAAATGCAACTTCGTAGGATGTGTCGTAATACTGAGTCAAATTACTGCTTAAGGTATAGTCTAGGTCAAAGTCAGTACTTACTGCCGTTGAGTTGTCAGAGTCTAGTGTTTCCCAAGCCAAATTAGTGGTATTCCACACCTGAAGATAGACAGTAGCCGTTGAAGGGGCTCTATTTGTCTGCAAGTTTATCTTCACATGAATGTTGTCATTTACAGTGTCGTTTACTGCTCTATATTGATGCACTAAGTATGATTCAGATGAGGTTAGAGCTACTCTTATCCCGTTATCTGAAGACACTGCAGTTTCATCGTCTTCGTAATAGATATAGGAAAGGTCTGCTTTTGTCAGTGGAAGAGTTGGAACTCCCTGCATTGAATACAGACCGCTTCCAGGAGCAAGACTTGCGCTTGGTGAAGAAGAGATACTTGCTGAGGGACTTAACGAGATAGACGAGGAGGGGCTCTGAGAAGAGCTTGGAGATAGGCTCGGAGAAGCACTTTCCGTTGCCGATGGGGAAGGACTGATAGATGATGAAGGGCTTGCAGAAGCACTCGGAGAACTTGAGGGACTCTGAGAAGAGCTTGGAGATAAACTAGGAGAAGCTGATGGGCTAGAAGATATTGAAGACCCCACCGAAGGACTAGAACTAGGAGACAGGGAAGGAGAAGGGCTTACTGAAGAACTAATGGAAGAAGATGGAGAAAGACTAATTGAGCTTGATGGGCTACTAGAAGGGCTCAGTGAAACAGAAGACGAGGGACTTAAGGAAATGCTACTCGAAGGACTCGCTGATGGGCTTAAGGAAGGCGACGCACTCGGAGACGAAAGAGGGATTGTTAATTTCTTCTTTAAGACTAGCGGTTTGAATGGTTGTATCCTCCCAAGGCGTGCCATATCAGTATGTACTTAGTTTATTGATTGCTTGTAATTGTGGGAAGTATTTCTGTTTGGTTGTTGTATAGGCTGTTCTTACTTGAGTGGCGGTAAGAGCGGTTGGGTAAGTTGAAAATTCATCTAGTGCCCCATCCATAAAGTCAATATAAGCACCAGAATAATACCCTGCTCCTATGGTAATGTGAGGAGTGGCATAATAACCAATCGCAAAAGTCCAAGAAGTCGTTGCAGTAAGGTTTCCGTCTCTGTAAATATTTAGTGTAGTAGCGTCTTGTGTTATAGCTACATGATGCCATTTCCCATCGGCTGAAGAAATTGTATCATCTAAAACTTTGTAATCTGTGTCCGCCACAGTTCCCGTTTCTCTTCCAGAAACAAGACGTAGTTTTCCGTCTGCGTTTGTACTTATATCTAATAGAATACCAGATTGTTTTGAGGCAATATATTCAGAGGATGACCAGATAACCTGTCTATTTGTTGTATTAGTGGTTTTATACCAAGTCATAATAGTAATTGCAGAAGTTGGTTTCAAGTTACTTACATTAGGAAGAACTATCTTCGAGCTTGAACCTCTAGCAAATCCAGCCCCTTGGTCTAGCTTTCCGTTAGCCAAAGAGTAGCTAATTGCAGTATCAGTGCCATTGTAGTCGTTTCCAGAGTAGTCATAAGAATGTCCGTTTAAGTGCCATAGTCCAGAAGGAGTATTGGTAGTATCTTGTTCTCCAAGGATTCTTCCCTCGTATCGTTGTCGTATTTCTTCTGGAGATAACGCCCTATTCGCTATATCAAAATCGTCCATAACTCCAGAGAAGTACCCACCTGCTCGGAAAGTACTGTAACCAAACTCTGATCTGGTTGTAACTGCCGAAGAACCGTTTCCTGTGTTTGCCGTTACTGTTCCCACTTTCTTTCCATTTAAGTAAAGAGAGAGAGTCGTCCCGCTAAGAGTGTATCCAACCTGGTTCCAACCAGTGCCAATACTTACTGTGAATTTTAGTTGTTCGTTTCCAGTAGAAGCTCGGTTTCTTCGTATACAAAGAGAGTTTACGGACGTTTCTCTTTCGTACCAGAATTCATAGTTTACTTTTTCAGTTCCGTACGCAAAAGCATGAATCCAATAGTAAGTATCTGCTCCTGATAGTTCGGCTGGAATCTTTATCCATCCAAGAACCGTTCTTGCTTGGTTTACCGTTAAACCATAGTTGTCTGTTCTCGAGAAAGACTTACTGCTGTTAGAGCTTCCAAAATCAGCGCATCCTCCAAACTTACCAGAGGTGCTTTCCGCAACTGTTCCATTATTTGTTAGCGTATTTGCGTTAGAAGTACTGTCTGTTGTTAAAGCACCAGCCTCGAAACGATAGTTAGCAAGCAAAGCACTGTCAGAAAACAGTGTTGAGCGAATAGTTTCTATTGAGTCCATATAGTTCCTTCAAGGCTATGCTTGAATGACTATATTTCAATAGTCATGTAGCAAATTGCGTTTACGGCTGTTCCAGCTTTCACACGAATACGAACGGCATTACCGATAATCAGTTTTGGTTCACGACCAAGAGGGAACTGTTTCACGTATTGATTGCTTGGAGCAATAAACTGTGTGTCAAAAAGCTTGGTTGTGGTGATTGTTCCTTCTGAGGTACAGGTGTAACCTGTTGCGCTCGTTCCAAGGGTAAGACCAGCTACGGAGGCTACTGCGCCTTCTGCTCCGTCAAACTTCATAATATCTGCGTCTGCTGATGCTGTTACTGTTCCAAAGACCGTTCCAGTATCTAAAAGTTCTACTTCAATAGGGGTGTTCGCTGAAGAACCATCAAAAGAGATTCCCCACTCAACAATCTTGCATACATTGAAAGGCTTAATTTGAAGCATTGTCTTAATTGCTGTGCCTGTAGTAACTGCAACCAAAGAAGCCGTTGTAGGCATCGGTGCGTTATATATCTGATAAAGTGCCATAATTCTCCTTGTAAACTACATATAGCTTGTATGCAGTAATTCTAGAAGTCGAATATCTTTTTAGGCAACTAAAGTGAGAAGTCTTCTTTTTTCCAACCAGGAATAGAATCAATCGTTCCTTCAGTCCAGTCTTTTGTAGGGTTTCGGAACTCTTCTTTTTTCCAGCGAGTAGGACTGAGGTTTGAATCATGGCGAATATCGATATTTGGGAATGCAGACTTGAAAGAGGCTGATCCGTAAGAGTCCACTCTCTCGGGTCTATGATGCGTACCAGGCTCGTAACCCATTCTTGAGCTATATCCCTCTTTTTCAACCCTTCTGATGCGTTCTTTATAGTGTTTTATGGCAAGTTCTCGGTAGCAACATAATCCAGACACCTGTTTGCAGTCATAATGTAATGCTTTCCCCGTTTTTAAGTCTACTTTCCACACGTTTTCGTTGTAATAAAAGACATCATTCTTTTCTGGTATGAAATCAAAGTGTGATGGGTGATAGAGCACGTCATGTTCACAGAAAAACACTATTTTTGCAGAAGAATTCTCAAGAGCGGTAAGTATTTGGCGAAACATTGTCAACACTCCTCTTTTTTCTTTCAAAACAAAGTTCTTCCCAAAATTCATGGGTTTTAATGAAACACTAATAATAGGAAAACCTATCTTTTTTAAGTTGTTCTGTACCTTTTTAGCAATTTTTACGTTTAATTTATTGTCGGTGTAATAAATAATGCCTTTTTCTGTCTCTTTCTCGAGAGTTACCTCTTCTAGTCTCTTTAAGTCTTCCTCTTCCCATCCAGGGATAGGCCAAAACTTCTTTAATAGCCAGGAAAGAGGATATTTCTGCTTCTTCCAAGTGTTCTGGAGAAAGAATTCTTTACTTTTTTTGCGCGCATTTTCTACTTGTTGGGCTGATTGAGGGTACGGAAACCCGAAGTCTCCTCCTTGAGTGCGAAACATGTGGCTGTACCAGGTCTTCTTGTTTACAACAAGTCTTCCACCAGACAGCCAGGTTTTACACGCTATTTCCGTTCCTTGTTGACCCCAAGAGCCCCAGGATTCTTCACTCCCGCCAATTTCCCAATAGAACTTTCTATGCATGAAGAAACACGCCCCTAAAAGACTCATCGTGTCTGCAATATCTTCGTTATACCCTGGTCGTTTGGCTAATTCTCCCCAATACTGAAAATGAAGGTCTCTATCAAAGCGCATGAAGTCCGTTTTCCTACTGTCTCTTTTCTTCCAGACAATAACCCGCTCAAAGTCGGTCGTATTGTCACAAGGGCTATCAGCAATACACTTTGTTGGAGTAGGAGATTGATACCATTCCTTTTTACACCTTCCACATTTCCAGTTGAACGCATGAAGGTTATACAGTCTTGGAACTACCGTCCAATTTTCTTCACAATCAGCCATGAGCTTTACGTCAAAACCCTCATCCATAATGCAATGAGCGTCTAACTTCATAATAAACTTCGCCTGAGATAGTTTGATTGCCTCGTTGATTGAGGCTCGTTGTCCAATACTTTCTTCATGCAAGATAATCGTTACGTCGGGGTGGTCTTCTAGAGGTTCTAGTGGTAGAGTCCCATCACAAACAACGATAATTTCAGTATTCCCACGCTTCGCACTTAGCACTCCCTCAATCGTTCTCTTGAGGAACATCTCATTTCTTGCGGTGATAATTACAGAAAGATCTCTTACTCCCATACTGCTTTTTTTGGTACTAGGGGAACTGTCCCACGAATATGCTTTCTAATGTTCTTATTCATCTTCAAAAGAAACTCTACCATCTCAAGAGGGCATTCTTTTTCTCTGGCGTAATGAGCAATTGAATTGAGGTCTTTTGGAAGACATTTCCCTGAGAATCCTGGGTTTCCTTTATATGCGAACGTATGGCTTCGCCCTATTCTTGGGTCATCTAGCCATGCTTCACGCAGTTCCAAGAAGTCTACTCCTGTTCTCTCACAAAGCCTTGCCCAATCGTTTACAAACATAACCTTGGTGGCAAGAAAGCAGTTCTCCATGTATTTACAGTATTCGGCAGTAATTCCGCTTGTCTGTCGTATGGTGCAGTCTGCGTGCATAACCATTGACCAAGCCTCAGAGGCACTTTTCGTTGCTTCTTTCGTACCGCCTAAGATGATAAATGATCTTCGATTCACATCAAGATTTGGGTGTCCTAGAGTCTCTCCAACATACTCAGGTTGCATAACAAAAAGGTTTTGAGGATACTTTTCCTGTAGTGCATCAATCGTTCCTGGGGTAACAGTCGAGCGAATGATGAAGAGCTTTACGTTCTTATGCCACTGTTCTACGGCACTCAGGACATAACTTGTATCACAACTCCCGTCTTCATTCATGGGGGAAGGAACGGAGATAAACCCAAGAAACCATACAGGAAGCTGAGGTACTGAGGTTGGGATTGAGTGGCCGAACCTATCAAGCAATCCTGTTGCTGGCGTGTAGTAGTCTGCTTCAGTAAAGTACTTATGGACTTGTTGACCGACCCATCCGTAGCCTATGAGTAACGTCTTAGGATGTTTATTCAACACCTCACTATTTGACTCTGGTTTCCCAATGAGCTTAGGCATACAGTCCTTTCACGTCTAGCGTGTTTGATAATAGGGTTGTGTTTGGTTTGCAGACAGTATAATCATAACGATATTTGAAGTTCTTGTAGAGTGACGAGTAACGGTAGAATCTATCTATCTCTGGCTCAGAGTCGTGTAAAACGACAATATCTGCGCAATCTTTTACTCGTTTAGCCTCTACTCTTCTTCGAACGGCAGGTCTGTGGTCAACCAGAACAACGCCCCACTTTCGGTCTTCAATGGGTATGGTGCTCCAGTCGTTCGTTAGGATGATGTCGTGATACTCACTTTGATACATTCTGTTCTCTTCGTACCATTCAATATCGTTTTCATATGAGACTATTCTTCTCTTAGACTCTTTACATAACGCATCTAAAAATGCCGTACTGAATCCCATTCCAAGCTCAAGAATGTCTCCTTTTGTCGCTTCTAATGCTTTAAGAAGGGGTGGAATGTAGGTAATGTAGGGTCGAATGTCTTTCATATTTCCTTGTAAAATAGTTTAAGAATATCTTCAGCTCTTCCCCAACCGTATAATTCTACAATCTTTAAGTCTCCAAGTCTTTTCTTGCTTCCCTGAGATAAGTACCCAAAAGCGTGTTCGTGTGAGAAGACAATACTAGGATTGGTGCAGTAGAACTCTTCCACAGGTTCTTTCGAAACTCCTAATAACTCTTCGTACCGTCCGATGTCTCCAAAGTACTTAATAATCTTGTCTTCGGTTGTAGTCTTAAGAAGTTCTTCTACTCTAGCGAATCTTTCCTCGAGTGCAGAGATAAGAGCCGTTCGTTTTGCAATCAGTTGATTGATTACTTTGCGTTTTGTTCGAAAAGAAAATAGGGGGGGGTTTGTCCAAGTGAAAAGAGAAACCTTGTTCATGTCATAAAGAAAGGGCGTTTTCTCTGGTATTTGGTGATGAAAGTGCTCGAAAGAATACAGGATGTCGTCTTCTGCGGTTGCGACGTATTCTGTGGTGGCTTCTTTTGCTCCCCTCAGAATCTGTCTATAGATATTCAGGTGCGAGCGTCCAATGTTTCCTATACACACGTTCTTGCCAAAATCCATCGGCTCTTGAGAAATACTAATGAGGGGATAGTCCCCTATTGCCTTCAAGAGTTGTTTCTTCGTGTTTTCAACAAAGAAAAGGTTGGTCTTCTCCAAGTGATTGGAGGTGTAGTAGATGACAGTAAGATCGAAGTGTTTCATTTCTTAGTCCACCAGAAACACGGCTGATAATCATCATTATTATGCTTTCGTATCTCGCCAATGATATTTGCTCTTATCTTGTGAAACTTAACGTAGTCGTTTACTGCTTCAATAACACCAGAGTTCTTGAATGGGTAGTAGTCGTGTCCAGCAACTATTCCACCTTTACGAACTTTTCTTGACCATCCAATAAGGTCTTCCATTACATAATCATAGTCATGGTTGCCGTCGATAAACACAAAGTCTAAACTTGCGTCTTTGAACTTGTGTATAGCTTCCATACTTGTTTTTCGAATGAGGGTTGCGTCAAAAGAAGAGAGCCTTTTCTTTGCTATTTCGTAATTACTTCCTTGTTGGTCTTCATCCCCGCCACGATGGTTTCCTGAATACGTTCTCCAGGGGTCTATACAATAAAGTTTTACGTTTGGAATGATTTGACAAAGTTTCTCTGAGTATCTTCCGTCTGCAACGCCTATTTCTGCTCCAACCTTTAGCCCAAAATGGTGAATAGCATGAGCCAAGTCTAGTCTATTGTGCATTATATTTCTCCCAAGTAGGTGGATTAAACTTTTTAACAAGCCAAGAGATGTCATGGATCTGTTTGTGCCACATCTTCTCTTTCATCCACCGAATAACATACTCATGTCCCTTTAATACTTCTTTTCGGTCTAAACTGTAGCCTCGCCCGTCCTGTTTGCTCTTGTGCCAGTGAGCGTACCAAGTGTTTTTGTTTATAACTACTCTTCCACCAGACAGCCAGCACTTAAGTGCTATTTCCTGGGCTTCTTGAGGGAATGTCCCATAGTGTTCTTCGTCCATGAGTTCTAGATGTTCATAGGTTGAGCGTTTCATAAACCAACACGACCCTTGAAAGTCCATGAGGTCGTCAATCTTCTTCTCTTTGAGTTGTGGGTCTAGGTTTTTACTGTTCCATTCTCTTCCGTGCAGTCCAACTCCACCGTCGGGACACGAAGTGTACATATAATCAGAAGGAGGTTTGCCGTTTTCGGTTAATTCCCACTTCACGGGGTCTAAACGGAGTCTTCTGGGAACAACAACCCACGTATCTTCACAGTTTTCTTTCAGTTTTACGTCAAAGTCCTGTTCGAACATGCAATGCGCGTCAGTTTTAAGTATATAAGTACCATTCGAGACACGAAAAGCCGAATTTATGGCATTACGCATGCCTCTTGCCTGGGGAAAGTGGATATATTTGACTCTTTTATCGTGAACTAATGCTTCTTGTGGAGGCCAATAGCCGTCTAAGACCGCAATGATTTCAATATCTTCTTTGGAATGTTTGAGCAAGTCTTCGATTGTCTGCTGTAAGTACGGTTCATTACGACTCGGTATCAGTACTGATAGCAGTTCACTCATCCCCCGATTATATCACCAAATTAGAATGGGAATGATGGGGAAGGACTGTTCGAAATACTTCTTGAAGGCGATCGAGACACCGATGAAGAAGGACTCTGTGAGCTTGAAGGACTTGCTGAAGCCGAAGGTGAGCGAGAGACGCTGGAACTTGGACTTGCAGAAGCTGAAGGACTCGCACTTGCCGAAGGAGACAGAGACACACTTCTTGAAGGCGATGCTGAGACCGAAGAGGAAGGACTCGCACTTGCTGAAGGTGATAGCGAGACACTTCTTGAAGGCGACAGTGATGCTGAACTTGAAGGACTTGCACTTGGACTTGCAGAGGCCGAAGGACTTGCTGAGACAGGTGCTGTTCCAGTGATGGGTGTCCACACCGCAACCGTTGAAGTTCCAGTGTTAATGAACACGTTCATACCAGTCTTATTGAGTTTTCTAAAGATTGCGCCCTGTTTGAAACCATCGTATCCATCAGGAATGGTGTTTCCCTCTGCTTCTAAAATAAGGTCAGTAGTGCTATACAGTCTTGTGCTACCCGTAGAACTATATGGAACATTAGTTCCAGAAGTTGCGTAGCGGAGAACTTTGTTTGTGGTATATGGGGACAATGCCGTAAGAAAGTTTGCTTCAAAAGTACTGCGTTGAGCAGAAGCGATTGCGCTAATGCGGTCAATTTCCACCTGAGTGGATTTTGGAAGAAATTCTTTTAGTTCAAATGTGCCCATATATTTTCTTTTGTTTTCTTGTCCCCCCGCCCCCAGTTAAGAGAGCGGAGGGTTTCGATTACTTTTTTGACTATTCTCTTATGAGAATTTCCAGAAGCCTTCAGTTGCGAAGTGTCTTCGGGTGTCGGTTACTTTGCCTCCGTAGACCATAAGATCTTTGTATGCAGAGCCGAAGTTTCCGATCAAGTCCTCTTCCATACCTGCCTCTAAGAGTTTCTCAGAGAAGGTCAACCAGTTTGGATGACCAGCCAAGACTCGGAAGCCATTCGTGGCATCACCAGCGAGGCGATTACTTACGAAGACTTTGAATCCCTGTAGCATTGTCAGGAAGCCTTTTTGGACTAATCCACTGTATACCTCTGGCACATGAAGTGCGACTCCAGAAGCTCGGGTTAGAATTGTTTCAAATTCAGGTGGTACGATCAACCATCGATCTGAACTTGGTACTGCGGATTTTCCACTGCGCTCTGCAATGTCTAACTTCTCTTTGAGGGAAGAAACATATTGCAAAAGATTTGAAGTGGTGATCGTTAAAACAGTTGCGGCCTCAATAGTGTAGGTTGCTCCTGCACCGATTGCTCCACCAGTATATGCAGAGGTTACATCGTCTAAGTCATCTTCAATAACGATTGAAGTTGCGGACGAGTAAGACTTCACGCGATACCACTGTGTATGACCCGTTGCTTTGAATCCACGTCCAACCATTGCGGAAGTGAATGTCGTTCCAGAACCAGTTACCACACCAGTTGTAACGTCAACGGTTACTGTACCAGTCGTATAGTCAGTTCCAACGCGGTTACCTGCCGCAACATCACCATAGAATCCTAATGCGAAGGTTTCCATGTTTTTATTGCGCTCATCAGCCTTCTGTGAAACCACAGTCGAATGAGGGTTCTTGATATAACTCACAAAACTATCAATAGTTAATTCTTTCCAATAGAAAGATTTGTACTGATCGATGGTCAGTGTAGCGTTATTTTCGTAGAGACTATCAGCAGTTAAATTAGCACCACTGTATGTCTTTTCAGAGATACGAGCAATGTTGTAGATGTTCAGCTTTGAGCCGACACCGTTAATTTCACCTTGATAATCACGGTTCACGAATACGTCTAAAAGACTTTTGTCGTAGACCTCTTTTAAGAGCCTCTGTGAGAAGCCTTCTGCAACCTTAGTTGCTCTGGCAGATGCCATAATACCCTCCTTTGGTACGTTCTTATATGAGCTTGACCGTCCACAAGGGGGTTAGGAAGTTGTTATGTATAGGATATGAAGTAGCTTTATGTATTGTCAAGCCTACTGAATACTAGAGGTCGGACATATCAATTCGACCAGCTTTAAGCATTTCTTTGTACTTTTGATAGTCATTCTTGCGTAAAGCTACTGATTCTGAAAGGCTAATCTTGCCAGGCTCTATTGCAGACTTCTGAGCAGAGCGGTTAGTTCCAGACTCAAACATCTTGCCCTTGTTCTTTGGCTTAAAGTTCTCGGCCGTAAAAAGAAACGCTGAGACTAAATCTTCAAAGTCAACACCTTTCCTGGTAGGCTTTGTTGCAAAAAGTTTGAATTCCTCTACTTTTCCTTCAAGTAATGGATTCTTTGTGAGGGTTGCGGGGTCTTCAATAAATTCTTGAACCTTGTTTTGCCACAACTCTATATCTTTGAATTCTCTAGTAATTTCATCTAATGCTTTGAATCGTTTATTATTTGTGAGAGTGTCTTTTGCCATCTTCTTCTCGAAGTCAGACATCATGTCCCACTCTGCATACTCAGCTCTAAGCTCTTCTTCTGTGGCAGGTTCTGCTTGAATAGCCTTCTCGAACGACTCAGACATCTTCTTACTCTTGGAATGTAATACTTGAGCTTCTCTTGAAGAGTCTACAAACTTCTTTTTATAATCTACTGATTCAACTGGCTCTTCAACTTCTGCTTTTGGGGTTTCTTCAACGACTTCTTCTGGCTTTTCTTCGACTTTCTCTTCAGGGACTTCTTCCAGTTCTTTTACAGACTCAGCAATCTTTTCGTCGAGCTCTTCTTGAGTTGGTTTCTTGTGGTCAGCCATTGTGTTCCTTTACTAGTTTAATAAGATCAGCATATGTTTTTCCAACAGACTTAATCCCCAATGAAGAGGCATGACGTTGTAAGTCTCGATATGAAAGAGTTTCAGTTTTATCTACGGCTTGAGGTTTATCTTGGAGAATAGATTCGTACTTTTGCAACATCTCTGAAGTGAGATAGCTTCGTCTTGCTTTAAGAAAACCAATATCTGTTTCGGTAAGTTCGTGAACTTCTTTGATACAAATGTTGTCTAGAGCCTTTTGGGCTTCTGGGTTTAACATATTAAAGGTACTATATCCACTAAAAATGGTTTAAGTCAAGATTACTTGAGTCTCTTGATAGATTCTTCAAATGCTTTTTTGGCTCGGTCTGGTGAAGTGAGGAACGCTTCTAACAAAAGGTAGTTCTTAAGTCTGGCTTTAAGGAATAGGTCGTGCTTACTATTGTGAGAAGTCTTAGTGAGTTCTTCTTCCACGACATCGCGCATCGAATGAATGTAGTCCTTTACCTTTTCAAGAGTAAGGATTCCTTTTTCAAGGTCTTTTGTCCATTGACTGAGGGTTTCACGCTCTGCTTTTTGTAAATCTTCGTACTTTAACCCTAGGCCTGAAAGAATCTCGTCAAACATACGCTTATTATACTACTTCATCGGAGTCTGGAGAAGAGGTTGTGTTGGTTGACCAGGTTGAGTCGTGCTGGGTATTCCTCCGCCTGTCATTCCCATAGTTTCCATCGCTTGTTGGTTCTTTTCTTCTATGGCCATGACTTCGTTGATTTCATCAGGGGTAAGGTTCGAGAACTCTAGTAGTTTTCTCTTGTAAATTTCGTCAAGCTTCTTGTTCCCTACAATAACAGACTTTGTTGCGTTCAGTTTTTGTAAGAGGTTTGTGTTTTCTACGTTCTTTTCTTCTTGACTCCAGATCTTCACAAGATAGTTTGCCTTGTTCTTCCAGCTCTTTGGGTCAATCTCTACCTGGTGAATATCGTTGGTATTTTTACCTTTCTTGTAGACTTTGACCGCATCTAACTTGTCTGCTCCAGCCTCAATAAGTTTTAAAAATATCTCCGCGCGTTGCTTCCATGCTGGAGTGTAAAACTTCGAAATGCCTTTTATTCTTTCTTGAGCCTGGCCTAATGCGAGTTGAACTTCTCCCAATGTAACTTGGGTGTTTGTTTGAACTCCCTGCTGAGTTGGGGTAGCTCCTGAAACCTTCTCACTCATAGCAATGAGGAACTGCATTTCATCTAGTGAGTCTGATAAGTCTGGTATTTCAACCTTTTGCATAACATCAGAGGGTTTACCAGGAACTCCATACCATCCAAATGGTCTTGCTTCTTGAGTCGAAGGAGAAAATCCTTCTTTTGTTGCGTCGTAATAGTGCATGCCGAAGTTGCGTAGTGTTCTGTTTTCTACGAGCTGAGACATCCACACGTTTAAGATCTTGTTAATCGTTCGTACTGAGTCAGCCGTTCCATCAGACCAGAAGTATTGTCTCTCGAGGTCTTCAGCCCAAGAACTGTATGGGAAGTGGTTTCTCCAGTAGTTGTCTTTCGTTTTACCAATGACTTCTTCCAAGGGTTTCTTCATTAAGATCTGTTGGTTCTCTGCTTCCACGAAAAGATAGAGTTCTTCTCCGTTTACAGAAGGTCTGTAGACAAAGTGTAAAGCGAGCTCAATCCACGTCTCGCCCAAGAGAGCACTGTCTGTGTCCGAAAATCCCAGGTCTTCGAGTTTCCTATTCTTCTCTGCAACCATTTCTGAGTTTGAAGCAATCTTTACTAGTCCTAACTTCGTCCCACAGTAGTCTTTAATTCTACTTACTGCGACTTTATCGTACGACTCATCTGCTTCTAATACGGAAAGTGGAACGTAGATGTTCGTATGAATGAGGAATCTTGAAGTATTAAGGTCAGAAGGTTTTACATACCTTGATACGAGAATGTCTTGAGGGTCAGTAACGGCAAAAACAACTTTTCCGTCGATAATTTGCCACTGCATAAATGTTCTACCACACAAAAGCTCTTGCTTTTTATCTTCAATGTCTTGAAGGTCTGCATTATTTTGCAGTAGGGTGTATTTCCAATATTCATTAAGGAATGTTTCTTGGTCTTTGTCGTTGTCAATATTTTCAAAGTACATCACTGGCATGTCGTCAATGTCTTTAAGGATAGTTTTAATCGTCTGCTTCATTAAGGGGACGTTGACTGATTGTCTCTGGAGCAGTCTGTTTATTTGAACTTTGTCGTGGTAGAGAGTGTAGTTTTCCCGAATATCTTCGTCTCTTGGTTTTCTGTATTCGTAGCCCTCTTTTTTATTATTGAGGAGCATCTGAAGTTCTGGCGAAGTAGGGATTGAGTCGGTCATAATGGTGGTATTATGGATAGTCAAACTACTTGCAGGCAACTAGGCCATTATTCCCTCATAGTATGGCTTTATCCCTCCAGGGTCGCGCATCACAAATACTTCTGGCTTCTTTAACTCAAAATACATCCTCATCATCATCATGTCAGCAAAGTCTGGCGACCTTCCCAGGGCTTCTTTAATTTCATCTTTGGGGATGATTTGCAGGGGGGCTTCTATAGTAGTATCTTTCTTCTTAAGTTGCTGAAGTTCTTCAATGATGAGTTCTTTCGTAAACTCGTCAATCTTGGCTGAAATGCGTATCTTATGGTTTCGGATGTTCTCGGCCAACATGAAGGCACACTGTGAACGTAGGTTCTTGTAATTATCTTTCCTGTCTTGAATGGGAATCGGGGTACTATTTCCAACAAACCCCTTCATTCCCCTGTTTATGTCAACAACTCCACCGCCCACTCCATCATCGTCTGCAATCGCGTGAGAAAAAGGTATTTGTTCTTCTTGAGTCTTCATCTTAATATCTGATGCGGTTTGATCTATTCCACGAACGGTTTTCCAGTCTACTTGGTACAGGTCAAGACCCTTCCATACTCCTACGACAATCTTGTCTGAGCCATACCTGGCTACGTCTGCCGTAAGATACTTTTTGTCGCTTGGTTCTATACTATTAGTAAAAAGGTCAACAATATCATCATATGATACAAGCTTATTATCTCCTCCCGCGTACTCCCACAATCCAAGTTTTAGTCTAGCGCGAAGTGTGGCGTCAGTGATTTGGTCAAGTCTTTCCTCGGCCTGTTCTCGAGTATATGGATTATCTTTATACAATGATTGAATGAACTGATACCCAGGAGCAAGCGTTTTACTCTTCCAAGGTTTATAAAATACTCGGTACAACCAGTTCTGCTCGGGGTTGCAGGTCAATAATATTTTTGGAGTAAGAATTCCATATTCTTTATTTTTCCACCGACCCACACGAGACTTTAAGACATCAAAGGCTAAAAAGTGTACTTCTCCAGCCTCCTCAATCCAACCGCCCGTGTACTCAGTTGAGCCATACCTCTGGAACATGGGGTCTGAAGGGTTAAACTTTAAGTCAAGCAGGTCAATTCTTGATCCGTTTCTAAACTCTATATAGTGGTATTGTCCGTTCAGCGACCAGTCGTTTGTGGGGATTTTATGATGTTCAGAGACTTTACGAAAGGTTGCATAGCTTGAGGCCATGAGTCTGGTTAGTTCATTTCTGCCAATAAACCACTTTGACCCAGGATAGCGGTAGCAGTTAGTAAGTAGCCACTCAGCTCCAAGCCAGCTTTTTCCACCTTCAGCTCCGCCTCCGAAAGCCAAGAATCGAGTAACTGCGTCCTCAAGATATGAATACGCTTGGTGTTGCTTAAGCGTTGGTTTTATCGTCGGTGTTAGGTTCATCTTTAGGCATTATATAGTTGAAGCTTACTACGTTTACTTTATCTCCAAGAGTTGTAACATCGAGTTTCTCTCCGTAGCGCTTTGGTTTAATCTTGGAAAGATACCATTTTCTCGTATCGACGCGTAATCTTGAACGCTGAACGTGCTCATTGTTGAGTACCATGTTTCCTTTTGCGTCTTGAATGTAGTCTTTTTCTGATTCGTCAGCAATATCCATCATTTCCTCTGCCATTGCATCGGCGCCTTCTTCTTTTGCGCGTGCGTATTGCTCCAAGAACTCGGGGTGACTTCTAAACCAGTTATATACGGTCATCATTGCAGGCATACCCTCTTCTTTAAGAACAGTTCTCAGAGATTTTCCCATCGACAATAAAAAACAGATTCGGTTTGCTCTCTCCTGAGTAAATTCGTCTGGGTGTCCTTCTTTCCTCTTAATTGCCATGCTCCTCCTCAAAATACGGGGCTCGTACAACAAAAGTGTTCTTCTTGTTAATAACTCTTTCTATAAAAATAGTTTTTGGGTTAAATTGAAATTGCTTCTCAAGGTGAATCCCTTGAATGTTTTTTCCCGACTTACACTGAAGTTTGAATTCTGGGGTGCTTCGGACTTGTATTGTTTTATCTTTCATAGTCTCCTTAGTTGTACAAAGAAGGTTTTATTACTGATAACAACCGCTCTTCGAATATATCCTTTTCGTAATAAGACATTTATTGCATTTATTACGGTAAAGCTTTTGTGTTTTTGTAACTTCATCTCTACTATTATTGTTTTTAGGGGAATTGGCGTATTGTGAGAGTGCGACCAGAGGTCTACCACCTTCATAATGTCTTGTTGTAGAAAATTGATGTCTTTGAAATTCAATTCCTTCACGACATTAAGTATAACATTACTTTTACTTCCCCGTTATCCTCCAAATTAAGCAACGAATATTCCAAAGAAAGTCGCTCATTTCTTTATGCTCCAAGCAGGGCGTTGTCCAGCCGTCTTCCCACCAGCAAGACTTCGAGACTTATACAAACATTCTTGGGAACAGGTTCTTCGTACAGTGTTGGAGTGTTTTAATCTTGGGGTGGTTTTTCCACAAACGATACATTTCATAGGTTAATTATACTACCAAAGTTCGTCTGCTACTTTTGAAGTGTTGAGATCATACTTTTTATCTATTTCTGTTTGAATGAGGGCAAGTCTGCGTTTTGCCTCGTCTTTTTTCATTCCGTCGGGTAGACCTTCAATAAATTGAATGGCAAGCGTTTTCTTCTGTTCTAGTTCTTTCAGGGTAAGAGTGGAGTATCTATTATCTTTGAAGGATTGGGCGAGTGCTTTTAGTTTCTGGTAGCCTTGAGAGTTGGTGAGATCCATATTACTTACTTATCTCTAATTCCACATGATACGTTCCAGGCTTAATATCTTCTGGGATACGAAAAGAATGAGAGAAGTAACGAGGAAACTGTATTGGAGTGCATCTTGATTTTTCATCATCTGCTCCAATTTTTATTCCGATAATCAATGCAAAAAAGATAAAACATACCCAAAACATGAAAAAAACCCAAATAGCGTTTTCGTCGTCTATCCTTTGTTGGAGTTGTTTCGTCATATCTTCCCTTTCATAAGAAAAGTATACCACTTTTAGTCTGGTATATCAAGTAATGATACGGTTTGATATGGTTGTTTTCGTTTAAAAATACTCTTACCCTAAAGATTCTCTTAATACTGAAATGCATTGGATTAAATAACATTTCCAGAGCTCCGAGGTTCATCTCACTGTAGGTGTCTGGATTAAAGAAATTTAGGGCGATGTAGGAGATACAGCGAGAGCGTCGCTTGTAGGTCTATGCCTAAAGTGTTTCTTTATATAAACGAGACCTAGACTCTCGTTTGTTAAGCCAACGTTTCCGTCGCTCCATCGGTCATGCGGTCTTTCTGTACCAGCAAATTATTTTAAGTCGCTCCTAGTGTCCATACCGCGTGGGCTTGTAGCACGACTAAGCAATAGAATATCGCAAATTTTTACGTCGTGCAAGTGGATCTTTGTGGAACAAAAAACCCCTCGGTGGAGGGGCTTCTTGCCTAGATTCTTTTTTTAAAGAAACGCTTTTTAGGGCGAGGTTATTATACCAGATAAAGTCAAGATATACAAAAAGACCCCCAAATTCATGATTCCTTTCTCTTCGGTAAGCTAAAAAGAAACGAATCTTAGGAGTCTTTATGTTCCTGCGAAGGTTGCAATGCACTTTAATTATAGCAAATAGCACAACGCTCTAGATGTTCACACACTTTTGAAAGGAAGAGATATGAGCTAATGCCCGATGCGGGCAAGAAAGGGCGTTGTGCGCTGAAAGTATACCACAACATCGCCCCTTGGTACTTGTTAAAGTTTGGCAGAAGGGAGGCTGGGGCTCCCTCTAAATATGAGGAAAGTCAGCAGTTTGATGTTGTACGTTTATTATACTACTTTACCTTATATCTGGAAACTGGCCTATTGACACAATACCTGTATCGGTGATACAGTAGTAATTGAAAGGAAGCATATGAAACTACGTTTTAGAAATAGGAAACCTTATTCAGTAATTCACCGTAGAGCTTGGATGTCTATTATAGGAGGCGTTGCGCTTTCAATAGGTGTGGCTCACATAATGAATCAAATCCCTTGGAATGAGCCGTTAATCTCACCAATTGGCAACCTTAACGTCATTCAAACGGTCTACGCCTCAGAGTCCAGTTGGTCAAATTACGACCTAGTAACCTTCTACGCCAAACAATATGGCGTGAACGTAGACCTTGCCCATTGTATTGCGAAAGCTGAGTCAAATTACAACACCAGTGCAGTTGGTGACTCGGGGAAAGCTGGAGGAATTTACCAGTTTTGGCCTGGTACATGGCGCGGATGGCGCAAGCAAATGGGTCGAAGTACCAAAGATACCCGATTCGTTGCCAAAGACAACATTGAGACAGCGATGTATGTGATGTCGAAAGGCGGGTACAGAAATTGGAGTCCTTATAACGATGGGAGGTGTAAATGATAATTTCTTCAAAAACTATAAACCTTTTTTGTGATGCAGATTTAAGAAACACAAATAGAGTCATTGGGTTGTTTTCAAAAGTACCAACTATAGACATGATTGAACGCTCTCTTGAGACTGAAAGAAAAGACGAGGAGTTCAAAAAAGAATGGGGGGAGAAAAATGAATAACCGCGCAAAAGAGTTTCTTAGTTCACTAGTAGCAGAAATCTCTCTTGAGAAATACCCAAAGACAAAAGGAAGCAACAAAGGGTGCGTTTATTTTTAGAGAGGAAGTATGACAACAAAACGCCAAACAATTGGATTTCGATACGAAGATGGCTGGATTCAAACAGAAGCAGAAATACAGATAACTGGAATTTTCAGAAAAAAGTATAAGCTAAGCCTATTCGATAAGAAAATAAAAACAACCGAAGAATATATAAAAATACGAAAAGCTCTTGGAGAAAATTTTAAGATGACCGAAAAAGAACAGGCTCAGCTTGCAAGAATACTACGAGCTGAAAAGTTTATACAAGGATTTAAGAAAATAGCCAAAGAACTTACAGAAGCTCATAAGGGGTCAAAATGAAAACACATAGAGAGCCTAAACATACTAGATTCACAAATGCAAGCGTATTCTTGTTTCCAGAGATTAAAGATAATCAGGTTGCTAAACGTAAAACAGACTGGTGGTTGAATCACTCGAAACTAAAGGTACGACGGCTCAAAAAGAAAGACGGAAACCCTGGATATATGTACAATCTTGAGGATATAAAGAAAATAAAGGAGTATCTAGATGAACGTAAACATATCTAAGATAAGAATAAGCCAGATGACTGCCGAAGTTGCAGATCCGCTAGTAAACGGTCAAGCCGTAGTGTTTCAGGGTCGAGCAGTAGTAGACGAGGTAAGACAAAAAGATAACCAAGATGGCTCAGTAGATCAAACAGCTATAGCCAAAATTGAGTTTGTAGACGTCAAAGGTGTTGAGGGTGGATCAATTACCCAAAGCATTAAAGTTCAAAGCTCAATACGAGATGTATGTTATGCCGTAGCAACAACCTTAGGTGAAAGCCCAGAGTCTTTATATAGACAAGTAAAGGAAAAGGCGGTGAAGTGGCTTAACGAGTACGAAGATAAAAAGATGGGTAGACTTGAGTAAACTGCCCTATTGACAGTGTATCAGTGATACGCTATAGTTAGTATTGAAAGGAAGATATGACACATACAAACCCAATCTTTCAAAACATTCTCAATGACTTTGAGAAATTTAGCGTACAAGCCGATAGATTTATCGAATCAGAGAAGCAAAGACAAGCAGAAGAAGCAGACGCAATGAATGACCAACTTGACTGCGAAGCAGAGCAAGAGAGGGTTGAGGCTCTATGATCGACATTATTCGTAAAGAAATAGACGGATCTCACTATTACTGGGTAGACGGAGAATACTATCCTGGCGTTACTTCAATTATTGAAGCAGGAGCGCCAACTCCATATGCATTAAAGAAGTGGTTCAAAGAAACTACGCCAGAAGAACAGGATGAGAAGTCTAAAACATCACTAGCGTTCGGCTCACTCATTCACGACGTAGCTCAAAAACTGCTTAGCGGTGTTGAAATAAACTTAGAGAACGACTACCCACAACTAAAGGCAAAAAAACACATCGTAGCGTTGGCAAACTGGCTTAATGATGTAAAGCCCACCATTCTTGACACCGAACAAACCGTAGCCAGTAAAAAGTACAAGTATGCTGGCACGTTAGATGCTCTTGTAAAAATTGGCGGTAAGACATTTATTGTCGACTTCAAAACAAGTGCTGGTATCTACGAAAGCTACCACCTGCAACTTTCAGCCTACAAACAGGCGGTTGAAGAAATGGGATTAGCCAAAGACGTTGGAACAATGATTGTGCGAACAGGAACGAAGCATAAGAGATTGTACGAAGCAGTTGAAACAGATGCAACTATCGAGGACTTCCAAAGAATATACGAAACCTATTTATGGCTCAACAAGGGAAGGATCCCAGAGCCTCCGAATATGGACGTATACCCTGCCGTTCTCTCATACACAGGAAGCGAGGTTATATGGAAGTAATCAACTACGAAACATATCAGAAGCCATCAGACTATCATAAGTTTGATGAAGGAGAGACTGTACTGCGCATTTTGACCAAAGGGGCAATTGGGCAGACAGTAGGACTCAGGATGGGCGGGAAGTTTACCCCATTAGGTTGGGCTGAAGAAGAACAAGCTAAAAATGCCATCGCAAAAGGCGCTAAAGTAAAGAAAACCTATCGTTGGGTGGCTTGGAACTATAAAACAAGCAAAGTTCGGTTGTTAGATGCTGGAGTCATGCTTGGAGACGGAATCTGCGAGTTAGCAAAAGTAAACGGAGACCCCACGACATACGACATTATAGTAAAAGCGATTGGAAAAGGACTACAAAGAAAGTACTCTGTTCAAAAGGCGACGAAAAACCTTGTAGCCCCGACCAGAGAAGAAAAAGAGAGCGAGATTAGATACTTAGTAGAAAAATATATGACGGTAAAGAAATAAGGAATTGGACTAGGGGAACTTACGTTCTCCCTAGAGGTGGGCTGGTTTAAGACACAATCTTTTACGAGCCTCATCCAGGGAAAAGGTAAAAAGAAAGGAGAACTTTGTGGGTGGTATGGGGATGGAGACGCATCGTAGGAAGGATAGGGTTGATCTCCGAAAGTACCGAAACGTAGAAGAAATCCCGAACGTACCACCTACTGAGTTTTTCTTACAAGAAAGAAACTATGAAATACACCAAAGAACAACAATTACAGAAAAAAGTTGAGAAACTTGAGGGGAAAGTGAAGAAAGCAAAACTCGTTCCGTTGCCAAAGTTAAAGAAGCAAGTACAAACCATTGTAAACGCCTACGTTAGGGAAAGAGATGCAGAACTAGGGTGTATCAGTTGTGGCACGGAAAACGCCCAATGGAACGCGGGACACTACATAGCGCAAGGGTCTTCGGGGTTGCTTCGGTACAACCTTAAAAATCTTAATAAACAATGCGTATCCTGTAATCTTTTCAAACATGGCAATTTAGTTGAATACCGTATTGGTCTTGTAAATAAGATTGGAGAGAAAGAAGTACGCGAGTTAGAAAGTAAAAGACATGAAATACACGTTTGGACTCGTGAAGAATTAGAAGATATTAAAAGTTTAATAAAGGAAAAGAAAGTATGAACTACAAATACAATCAATTTAAGCATGGTCAAAAAGTAACTTTTGAAAAGGGAGGACAAAAAAGAGAGGGAATAATAAAAAAAGATCATGTTGGTATTTGGATCGTAGAAAAAGGAGCTTCTGAATGGTCTTTTCTCATTAAAGGTGAAAACTTTATAGATGGATCTCTTGGCGTAAACAAACTCAAGCTAGTTGATCGAACCATTGAAGATGTACAAGAGGGGGATCTGATTAAGGATAGAAGTGGAGATTTCTGCAGAGTTTTGGGAGTGGTTGGAAAAGTTGTGTTTATGAGTTACACATGGTCTAAAGATGAAGATGAAATTGAGAAATATGGACTTGGTTATTCAATTTCTGAATTAAAAGATTATGGCTACACCATCGTAGATGAAGAAACTCCCAAAGAAACCATAACTATTGCAGGACATACATACAGCAAAAAAGAGGTTGAGGAAAGACTAAAAGATTTGGAGGAAGTATGAACCAATATCACAAAATAAACACCATATTCAAGAGAGATATGGAAAATGGAGCTAAGATCATTGAAGATTCTTATGCTGATCCAGCAGTAGAGTTTCTAAAGGATAATCAATGGGTTTTTACGGAAAAGGTAGATGGTACAAACATCCGCGTTATGTGGAACGGTGAAGCAGTTACATTCGGTGGAAAGACAGACAACGCCCAAATGCCAGTATTCTTACTCTATAAATTGCAAGAGTTGTTTGAGGGCACTGTTAAAAGAAAAATGTTTGAGGAAAAGTTTGGCATTGTAACAGAAGAAGTCCCTCAAGTTTGTTTATATGGGGAAGGATATGGAGCAAAAATACAAAAGGGTGGAGGAAATTACATTAAGGATGGGGTAAATTTTGTGCTCTTTGATGTAAAGATTGGGGATTCCTGGCTAGAAAGAGAAAACATTGAAGATATAGCTAAGTTTTTTGGACTAAAAGTTGTTCCTATTTTAGGGGAAGGTACTTTGCAAGAAGCCATTGAGATGACTAGAAAAGGATTCAATTCTACCTGGGGAGATTTCATTTCAGAAGGAATAGTTGCTCGACCGAAGGTTGAACTAAAAGACAGAAGAGGAAATAGGATCATTACAAAAATTAAACATAGGGACTTTATATGACAAAAGAAGGCGTACAAGCACTCTACCTTGACCTTGTAAGGAAAGAACCGAAAATAACCCTCGGTGAAGCGGTACTAGAGTTAATGAAGCTAAAGAGTATCCCAGCACTGGTACTCAATCAGTGGTTTATGGAGCAGTTAAACATGAGGGCAGAAAATAAAAGAAAAAAGGAGGACACATGTCCAAACAAACAGTATTAAAACAAATTGAGAAGTTGCTAGAAACTTCTGGAGAAACGATTGCTTTCAAGCAAGAACATGAGTTGCCATTTCAAATTGGGAAAGCGTATTTTATCCGTACAGTAACGTACTTTTGTACTGGTAGGGTTGTAGACATAGTAGGACAGTTTCTAGTCCTAGAAGAATCAGCCTGGATTGCTGATACTGGTAGATTCTCGGACGCACTTGCAGAAGGTGTAATGGATGAGGTTGAGCCAATTGAAGGACAGATGTTTGTAAATACTTCGTCAATTACAGATGCATTTAACTGGCCTCATAAACTTCCAAAGGATCAAAAATAATGCAAATACCTCTATTAAATGATTATTGGAGCAAGAGCAGGAGCGGGAGCAGGAGCGGGAGCAGGAGCGGGAGCAGGAGCGGGAGCAGGAGCGGGAGCGGGAGCGGGAGCAGGAGCTGGAGCG